TGGAGTGCTATCTTGTGCGTGATTCACAAACCCCCCTCCTCCAAATTTTTACTGCAAAAATCCTTGACTTATCCTGAATATTTTGTTATACTAATTATAGATCAAATGAAAGGAGGTAGAATAAAATGGAAAAATTAAATATGAATGATATCCGTGACTTTATTAATATGGCATGGGATAATCTTTTAATGTATAACCTAGAACTAATATTATATAATGATGGCATGTTTGCCGTAAGACAAGTTGGTTCTCCATCATTATTCGAAGAAGATATAATATATATTTTGTCGCTTGATCCAACTTACTGGATCGATAGTGACTTTGTTAAAGTAGACAATGGAAATGTGAAGAAAGATAACAAAAAATATAGTGATTTTGTTAAAAGAATGTCAACAGCAATATTAGATGTTATCTTATAATTTAAGTAAAAAAATACTTTACATCTTAGTAAATTAATGTTATAATAATTTATGTGATAAATAATAAAAAATTAGCTATGTGGTTTTTCCGATATATTGTAACTATTTATCACAAAAAAACATTGAAGATAAAGGAGGTAAAGAAATCATGAAGTTTCCTTGTAAAGTAACTAAGGTTAAACGTATATATTATACGTTAGATCAAGAATTACACACGCAAATCGCTCGTTTTGAAAGACGTGTTAGCAAGGTGGAAGCAAGAGAAATACTTGAGAATTTAGGCATAGAATTTGATGAAGTTTTAAATATCAAACCAGAATATGACCTAGAGTTTGATATTAAATTAGATGATCTAGAAAAATATATTAAATAAGGGAGTAATTTATAATGACTGAAGAAAATAACGTAACAGCAAATGAAGTAATGACAGGATCAAACAGTTTAGAACAGGTAGTGCAAGAAACCCCAAACTTTACAATTTTACAACTGCCTAACGGGAAATACAAAAAAATGATGAAGTACGAAAAGTTTTTCTCAAAAGTACCGGAAACAGAAGAAGAACAGTTGACTTTATTCAAGGTCTTTAATGCTGATCAAGATAGTGGGCTTGTAACCTCATTATCTAATGTCGTGGGAAAAGAATTTAATATTGAACAAGTTTTCTTTAATCCTTATCAATCATTTGATGAAGAAAACGGAACATTTTCAAATGGTGTAACTACTACCCTACTTTCAACAGATGGCGAGTTTTTTGCCACTTCTTCAAAATCAGTATATTATACTTTGCATAATATTTTTGAAGCATTTGGTTACCCAAACACTGAAAATTATAAACCAGTAAAAGTTGAGGTTACAAGTAAAAAAATGACACGTGGGAACCAAATCAATTTAGATTTGAAGGGTAGAGAATAAAAATATGATGGGCGCTTGTATAAGCGTCCATTTTTTAAAGAAAGTTGGTTTATATGGCAAGGCGTAGAAGAAGAACAAGACGAAGAGATAATGAAGAAGAAACCCGTAGAAGTAATGAACGTGCGTTAAACGGGTTTGGTCATGAATTAAATATAAGAACAACGAACCCTGATCAAGTGGAGCGTTTTATTGAAAGTTTTCAAAAATTTGATCGATCTTTTGGTCAGTATGCTGAAAATTATCATACGACTTGGACAATCTCGGATTTAAATTTAAGATCAATGATGAACGGAAAATATCACCAAATCATGAAAGATGTATTAGATCTTGAAGATGAGAAAAAGATTGTATCTGATGTGCAACAATTTGCTATTGCTGTTTCAACAATTTATGAAAAAAGTGGGAATAATATTCAACGTTTTTTTAATCGTATGCGGGATTTAGTGGAAAAGACGAAGGAATTTAGAAATGAATTGCGTGCGGATAACAATGAAAATAATTTATGGAACGCTGTGAAATATTATGTTACACAACATCAAAGTTAGGGGGTAAATCATGCCAAAGTTTGATACATCTAATAAGAAAGTACCAGAAGAAAAACAACAAAAAGAGCTACAAAAATTTGTATCGACTTATCGAAAAAAATATATCCCTGATAAATATAACCAGATCTATATGATTGATGAGCTGATGAATCCGGATATTGATCACTATATATCGATATCAAATAGAAGTGACGGCAAAAGTTTTAACTATATCGGGTTTTTTTGTCAATTTGCTTATGTTTATGGTGTAGGTTTTACTTTAATCGGTAGACATTATACGGTACGGCAAGCTTATGCAAGATTTATTGAAAAGATTTTTGATACGTTGAATTGTTTTGACAGTAAAGATTTAACTATGAGAAGAACCGATTTTTATATCATGGTGCTTTATAAAGGAAAATGTTTAGGTGTGATCACGGATTTGAATGAGGCAACGGACTTAAAATATCATTCGAACTTTTTAAAAGATTATCCTTTAGTCATTTATGATGAATTTTTAGCTTTAGATGATGACTATGAAAGTGACGAATGGGGCAAGCTTAAAACGATTTATTCTTCAATTAATCGTGATGAGAAGATTCCCTTTATTCAATTTCCTAAAGTGATTTATTTAGGGAATGCGGTGAACTTTTCTAGCCCAATCTTAGCTTATTTAAAAGTATATAATATCTTAGAAAACCACCCAATCAATAGTATGAAAGTGTACGGCAATATCGTTTTAGAAATGCGTAAGAATGAAAATATTAACCAAGAAAGAAATTTACGTGCCTTTGATGAAGATCAAGATAATTTAACGCTTGGGCAATTTGAAATTAATAATCATCTTATTGCAAAAGATACAGATTATAAAGAGCTTTCGCAAGATCCTTTATTGTTTAATATTAAAGATGGCGCGCAATATATTAAGGTCAGAGCAAATCCTTATACCCGTTTAGTCATTTTATCTATCGAAAAAGAAGCAGAATTTTCAGTGGATTATGTAACGAATTTGAAAGATAAACGGGAAGATAATATTTATTTAGAAGAAAATTTTTATAAAGATATGACAAAGAAATTTGATAAAGGACTTTTTTTATTTGAAAACAATTTTAGTAAAGATTTTATTTTACAAAATTTGTATGATTTAGATTTTAGAAAAGTGATCAAACATTATCAAATGAAAGACAATGAACCTTTTGAAGAAAAAGAAAAAATCTTCCAAGATAACTATATGGAAGATACAAAGAAAGCACTGGTTAATAGATTTTTTGGAGGCTAGTCCATGCATACAAACAAATTACAGAAATTTATTAAAAAATATAAAAAAGAAAAAGAATTAAATTTGTTTGTAGATATCGAAACTTTGGGGTATAACAAAGAAGCCGGAAGAGAAAAACCCACCGAGTATAAAAATATGGTTTACAGTGTTGCCGTGTCTTTTTTTGATGAAGATCAGTTAAAAGTGGAGGTTTTTCCCAATTTTAATTACTTTTTTGAATCGATATTTGATGGTTTAAGAAATGGAACGGGGATTATCTTTAATAAATCACCTAAAATCAAATTGATTTATCATAACGGCAATAAGTATGATAATCACTTTATGCTATGGGATATCTTATACTACTATCCTTTTGTCAAACGTAAAAATTTATTTTTAAAAAATACAGAACATAATGATGATGTAGACGCCGAAAAAATTAAAGGTTTAAGTAAAGAAGAAAAACAAGGAATGGTTTTAGAAAGTCACATTAAGTCAGCCAATAACTTAGAAATGACATTTTTTCTTTACGGGGTACAATTCGAAACCGTAGATAATTTTGTAAAAACAAGCGTAAGTTTAGATACGCTAGGAAAAAAATTATATAATATTAATGTTTTAAGTGAAGATGATTTGAAAACGTCTTTTGATTATGTGAAATATGATAAAGATGAAGATATGACAAATCAAGGTGCAAAGCAGTATTGTTTGAGTGTGTTTAATCACTTGAATGAATCAGAAATGACCTATATTATCAATGATGTTGTGATTTTAGGGTATGCCGTAAAATATTATAGTACCATTTTTTATGGATTCGATTATAACAAAATGACGTTTACCGCTAATATTTTAGATTATTACAACCAAAATCGATTGACTTCTTACCAACTTTTGCATAAGTTTCCGCAAGGAAAAAAGACCACACACGTAAAATATACAGATTATCAATTTACGGGGTTAAATTTTTACGATTATTTAAAGCCTTTTTATCGGGGTGGGTTGAATTTTTATAATCAGTTTTTACGATCAAAGATTTTGACGAATGCGTTTAGCATGGACTTAAATTCTAGTTACCCTTATGTGATGTATAACGAAAAAATACCCACATATCTATCCGACTATGAAGATTTTGGTGAAGAATCAGAAAAAATTGAGTGGAACAGATCGGAAGATTTTTTTTATTTGTATCGTATGACCAAATGGGATTTTAATAACTTAGTGCTTGATAAGATCGATTCGATTGTATTAAGACAAATGATTGTTAAGTATTATACTACCAATGAATATGTGAATATCAATGATTATACGTTACGAATTATTGAAAAAGTGACGGGAAACAAAATAAATTATATCCGTTGTTTGTCTTATGTTGGTTTTTCAACGCAAAGATTCGGTAGTCGGGAACAATTAGCGCATAACTATAAAATCAAATCAGAAGGCAAGCAAAAACAAGAAATGATTATGCATGATCCGTACACTTATGAATTTACGGAAAATGAAAATAAAAATTCGTTTAGTGCTGAAGAAATCAACAATTCGAAAGTATTATTAAATGGGTTGTATGGTATCCCTGCGCTACGCCCGTATTATCATTTGTTTAGATTGAACCCGGATCATAGTTTTTATTCAATCCCGCAAGGGTTTAAAAATAGCGAACGTAACATTGTATTTAGTATATTTGTTACGGCAGTTGCTTTTTATAATTTGATTATGCCTTTGTCTTATCTCACACAAGATGAAATCGATCAATATTTTATTTATTGCGATACGGATAGCTTATATTTAAAAAAAGAAGTTTATGAAAAAATCCCAGCTGAAATTTTTGATCCGATCAAACTAGGGGCATGGGATATTGAACATGAAGATATCAAAAAAATGTATGTCTTAAATCATAAAAAATATGTCTACTATGCTGAAGATCAAATTCAAGTGGCTTGCGGAGGTATCCCACAAGATACCTTTGATAAGAATATGGATTTTGAAACTTTTGTTAATACCCAATTTAAACCCGGTATCGAAATCCATAATCAAAGATCCATTTTTAATAATCAAGGGACAATATCTATTTATCCAAGCACAACGTTATTAGATGAGGGAAGAAACTATTTTTCTTATTTCCCGTTAGATGAAGATGAAAAAAAGCAAGAAATTATAGAAGATATAAAGAAAACATATTACGATCAGGGATTAGAAGAAACCTTATATTTTGAAACTGCCGTTGGTACACTATCGATAGATGATGTATTTCGAGAACCTGAACCCGTGAAAGGAAAGAATGATTTGTTTTTACTAGAAATTGTAGAAAATCATATAAAAAATGAAATATAGTGTGAAAACAAGTCTGATTTTATGTTATAATAAGGAAAAGGAGGCAAAAGACGAATGGAATTTAAAAATAAACAAGAATTGTTTGACTTTATGCAACAGTTATCAGATAACTATGAATCGTTATCTAAAGAGTTGCAAGAACTTAAAGAATCATCTAATCAACAGCAACAAAATCAGGACGAAAACGAACAAAACCAAGACCCGGAAAACGGAGGTACACCTGAAGACGCTACGGGTGGGGGTAGTCCTGAAGTAGAACATTCTGATGAAGAAATGGACGAAATTCAAGATTTTCTATCTTAGAAAGGAGTAAAACAAAATGAATGAAGAAGAAAACAACCAAATGCGCGATATGATGAAAACATCATATGATGATGTGAAGCTGGATAAAAGCGGGGAATTGAATGCAAGCATGAGTATTCAAGAAACTTCGCAAGATCAGTACGAAAGTAAGATTTGGAATGTAGGAGGTTCAGAAGATGGCAACTAAAGCAGATAATGTAACAAAAGCCACTGTTAAAGCGTTGGATTTATGGAATAAGGCAAATGGTACAAGTTGGACGTTTGGCACAAATTGGACAAATGTTAATACAAAATTTGAAACGTTTGTCAATAAGTTTTTGTTTCCAAAAATCAATGAAACAAACTTGTCTAATGTTGATTTAGGCAATCGTTTTGACTGGTTGGCTAAAGAAGTGGATTTTATCGGGCAATATAGTGAAGATTATGTTGTTTTGGATACAGTACCCACAACCTTAGATTTATCAAAACCTGAAGAACTGATGTTAAAACGGAACTATCCTAAAATTGCAACCAAACTTTATGGTGCGGGTGTCGTACGTAAACAAAAATTTACCTTAAATAATAACGATACAAGATTGAACTTTTCAACACTTGGCGACGGGATCGCTTATGCTGTTGGTGTGTATAAGAAAAAGATTTCGGATATTAATGTATTCGAAGAAAAAGAGATTCGGGCTATGCTTGTTGATTATGCCTTAAATGTAACACAAGATACCCGTGAAGTTAATGGACAAGATGATCTTGTTAACAAGATTTACGAGGCGATTTTGAATATCCAAAATAACTCCGATAAATATAACGAAACAAACTTAGCTTCAGGTGGGGCAATCGGACGTTATACGACCCAAACCAAGCTAAAAGATGTGGCGATTCTAACAACAGATACGGTTAAAACGTATCTATTAAATACGGTTGTGGGGAATACGTTCCAAATTGCTGGTTTAGACCCAACAAGTCGAATTATATCATTTGATGATTTAGGCGGGGTTTATCGTGTAAATGATGATGTGACGTTAAACAGTGATCAAACGATTGAATATTTCCGTACTTTTGGGGATTATCAAGTACAAAAAGGGGACGTTGTGCCTGCTGAATCCGTGTTAACTTTTGATGTTTCCGGATTGACTGAGTTTGAAGAAAAAGTAACGGAAATTAAGCCACAAGATGAGTTATTTTCCTTTATTTTTGATGTGAATAAATTGAAATATCGTCGAAACACGAAAGGCATGTTGAAACAACCATTTTACAATGGCGAATTTGATGAGGTTACGCACTGGTTGCATTATTACAGCTTCAAGGCAATCAGTCCATTCTTTAATGGCGTACGTATAGGAGGTTAACCATGTATGAACCGGGGTTAAAAGTAGATCTAAAAGAAGATTTACAACAAAAAGTGATCGGGCATAGAAATAACTTTGTCCATATCATGACTTCCCGGTATTATGAGTTGCTTCCCCAACTGATAGACTACCGCAATAAAGAACATATTGCGGTAGATTTTTTAAAGTTAGAAGTTGGACTACGTAACGGCTATGAAATGGTGATCGGGGAAGCAACCAACGGGAAAATTGTTTTAATGGGCTATGTGACAAATCCTAATACGATCACAAATGCAAAAACGATATTTCAGCAAACAAGACAGTTACAAAAACAAGATATCAAATTTATTATACCTGATTTTTTAATACCAGCTAAAATGCGTGAAATCACCTATTTAGACGATTGCAAAACCGGAAATTTTGTGGTTATGCGAAATAAGGTTCTCAATTATACGAACGATTATCAAATCATTGATCACTTTGTCGAAGAAATGGCAGAAATCACAACTTCTCGTTTTTCGATTATTATGCAACTAAAAATCATGACGTTTTTTATTTCAGAAAATGGCGATGAAAGCGTGAATGAAATTGTTTCAGCTTTGTATAATGGAAGTCCTTTTGCCAAAGTCGATAAATTTTTTGACCCTGAAGAGCAAATGCTGGAGTATCACAATGATAACGGGGCAAACAATTTAGTGGAGCTAAAACGTGAGTACCAAAATAAAATTAGTGAGTTAAACAATTTGATCGGTATACAATCCATAGGTGTTGAAAAAGAAAGCGGGGTTTCGGATACTGAAGCCCAAGCCAATAAAGGGGTTACGTTTTCAAATGCGAATGTCTATTTGAGTGCTAGGCAAAAAAGTTTGGATACCTTAAATAAACGTTTTGGGTTAGAAATTGAAGCCGTTTATAATGATGAAGTATCTAGCGAACTTTCACAAAAACCTGATGAAGGAGGTACGCAAGGCAATGAGAAAAACAGCAACGATAATGGATCTGATCAGCAGCGAACTCCAGAAGCAGGGAAATAGTGAATTTGTAAAAGATGGGCATTTAGTATTTTTTGATGAAGATGAACAATTTATCCAAAAAATCATGAAATATGATGAAGATGTGGAAAAGATTGTAACAGATAAATTTTTCAAAGGTTTTAATTTTCAAAATGAAAAAACGGATCATGATTTTAAAAAAACCTTTGTTAATCAATTTTTAGATCGTGAAATTATGTTTCAAACGGTTGAAAAATTTGCGAGTCAATTGATACGATTGACCTTGCAATATGAAAAATATATTGAAAATGTTTATGAAAAATATCAAGAGTTATTAACCCAAGAAAGTTTGCATGAAGATCAACAAGATACTGAAAGCAATACAACCCAAGATTCGACAAATACCACAGATAATAGAAATTTAAGGTCGACTTTACCCCAAGACGAAATCAATATGAATATTGAAAATACGGAAATGAGTTATGCAGATGAAAACAGTATAGACAAGCAACAGCAAAAAGGAAACGAAACCGGTAATCAAACCGGAAAAGAACAAGGAAATTCAAAAGATAATAACTATAATGTAGAAACATTAAAGAGCTTGCAAAATATTTTCAAAGATATCTTTGAAATTTATGATCGTTATTGTTTCTTGCATGTATGGTAGGAGGTAAAATTTAATGTCAGATAAGAGAAAAGATTATAAAGAACGTGACGAGGGTTTTCTAGGATACCCTTTACAAAATGAATCAGGTAAACGGCAATTTTATGACCCGTGGTATAATGATAAGACGGATTATAATACAAATGCCCCATCTTATTATGATTATTTAGCCCGTATGCATAAATTGATCCATTTATTAGCTGATAGAATTTGGGAGTACGACAAAGAACTAGCCAAGCGATTTGAAGAGTGGGATAAATTGATCGAAAAATTTCCGGAAAATGTTGAAAAACTTTTGATTGAGTGGATGGAAGACGGAACACTTGACGAAATTATAAATGAAAATATATTTAATAATTTAAACAATAAAATTGACGCAATGCGTTTTGCTGTGGATAAAAATATCCAAGATATTAAAGATCATGAAGCAAGAATGCAAACACATGAAGCAAGAACGCAAACATTAGAAAAAAGAGAAAGTAAAACACTAAAATTATTGTATCAAAAAAGAGCGATGAGTTTTAATTTAGGAAGTCGAGATAATGAATTATTTCAAGGCGCGCATAGAGCAAACCAAGGCATAACTTATATTGAACATGAAGGACACGAATACGTGTTTGTATTACATCGTGATTCAGGTTCAACGTGGGACGAAGACGAAAAGCAACGAATTACGCAGTTTGAATATAATAATGATGGATTGCTAGCAGACACAATAGCTATATCAAATGTCATTCGTGTAGGTCACCAAGGCATTAGCGCTTTGATTGAAAATAATGAAATCTATTTAATTTGTGGATCTTATAACCAAAAAGGATATACAAAAGTCAAGTGGCAAGGAAATGAAACGGATCAAAAAGACGTAAAACATTATGAACTTTTAGAACCTGATTCGGATAGCTCCCCAAATAGTATTTTTTATCACAATACGCCTGCTACGGATAAACAAGGAAAATATGTTGTTATGTCAGGTTCCGCAAGGTATGAGGGAGGGTTAAGATATGTTTTAATTTACAATAGAAAAGAAGTTGAAAATGCCTTAACAACAAAACATGTGAAACCTTTAAATATATTTAAAATTAAACCCATTGGATATACTAACTCCAATATTGTACAAGATATAACGATGGACGAAAGTCATATTTATATTTTACACGGTGCGGCAGGGAAACGGAAACCTATTATTTTACAAACGTATAGTTTAAGTGGCGAATTTTTAGGCTATCACACAATCGATACCATGTATAATGCCTATTCTCAAAGGGATATTGTTTCAGGTGACGTCAGCATTGAACCTGAGGGATTATCTTTGCGAGGCGATCATGTTTTAGTAGAAATTGTTAATGTAGAAAAAAGAGACAACGGCGACATTTCTACCAAAGTTTTATATGAATGTAGTGCTGAACCTATGCCAGATAGTGAACCAATCAATAGCGGTGTAAGTCCAAAAGAACCTGCATCAAACATTCATTTGCAAGGAAATCCTAACGATATTTCTTTTGATAAAGGTAACGCCCTGCAATTTTCTGGATATGATTTTGAAACGGAAGAATTTTTAAATGCGTTAAGTTATAACGCCAGTCATACATTTTCTATTTATGATAGTAGAGATGGTGCGGATAATGAACAACGGTTGCTATTAGGTGGATACTATAGAGATGACGAACAATATGCAATTATTCGTGGTGATCGTTCAAATGATAAAGGGGCAGGATTTAATTTATCCACAAATAAAGGCGAACAATACGGAACAATCACATTTATAGCCCCTAACGATTCGGGAAGCGAAGATAAACGTGCCTACTTTTCAGGGGGTACAGGAAACTTTAGACCCGGGGAAGATAACAAGCAAAGCTTAGGCGGAGGCGGTCATAAATGGAAAAATGTTTATTCTACGAATGGCATTCAGTCAACATCAGATCGACGTTTGAAAAAAGATGTTGAAAACAGTGATCTAGGGCTTGATTTTATTAATAATTTGCGCGCGGTAAAATATAAAAATATCGATGGTAAAAGAAACCACTACGGGATTATTGCCCAAGAGTTAAAAGAATTATTAGATCAATTAGATATTGATTTTGGAGGTTTTCAAGATCATAATCTTGATGAAAAAGAACCTTTAGACACTTATACGATTGGTTATGGTGAACTGATTGCTCCTTTAATTCAAGCGGTGCAAGAATTATCTAAACAAGTGGAAGAATTAAAGAAAGGTTGATATCATGGCAAAACGATTTACAAGAAATATACGTTCGGTTGAAAATATCGAAAAACAGCCCAAATACACAAATGAACAAAACGATTTACTATCAGATGATAAAGAAGTTTATATTCGTAACCAAGGAAAATATGAAAAAATCACAGGTAACGTTGAAAAAGTCAACAACAAAGAACCTGACGATAGCGGAAACGTTGAAATTGATACGGGTGTTATGGAAGTCAATGACCAAACCCCGGACGATAGCGGAAACGTTGAAATTGATACGGGTGCAATGACGGTTAATGATGAAAAACCGGACGAAAACGGGAATGTAACAATTGATACTGGTACAATGACGGTCAATGAAGAAAAACCGGACGATAAAGGAAACGTTGAAATTGATACCGGCGTGCATAAAGTCAATCAAGAAACCGCAGACGATAGCGGAAACGTAGAAATTGATACCGGGGTTATGCAAGTTAACGGAAAAGAACCCGATGAAGAGGGTCATATATTAATTGAAGCGTCTGACATACCAGATAACCAAAATTTAGCTAGAAAAGAATATGTAAAAAAAGAAATAAGTAAAAGTTTATCAAAATTTGAAAATGAATATTTAGTTATGACCGATACTTTCGAAAATGCCTTTCCTGATAGAAAAAAAACTAGACTGCAATATGTATTGCAGGGGAACATGATGCAAATCTTTGGATTAATCAGAACAAAAAAAGAACTAACAGGAAAAGATACCCACGTTGTTGCAAAAATCCCTGATAAATTTAATCCTATTATTGAGGGGTATAATTATGGGACTATGGGGTCAAGATATCATTTTAAGACCTATATTAATGAAAAAAATGATCCTAAATACCCTAATGAAATAACCATTCGAAGCATTACAGATGTAGATAATCAATATGTAGATCTTTCAGCAGATGAACAAGGGGTTTTTCATATCAGTTTGACTATTGGGGTTGAGGTAAATGAGTAGAAATTTAACAAAATTTCAATTTTTTAAAAATGTACCTTTGAATGATTTTCAAAATACCATTCATTTCAAATCAAATTCGGAACGTGACGACTATTTTTTAAACGGTCGTCACTTTCCGAGCATTACATTTGATAAAGAATTTAATTGGGTACGTGATAAAAGCGAAGTGCAACTTCCTACGTCTTATGAATCGATGGACGGGGTAAACTATTGCACCTTTTTAGACGGGTTTTCAAATCAACGGTTTTATGCTTTCGTGTTGGAAAAAGAATACATCAATGATCATGTAACAAAAATGTACTTATTAATTGATGTATTAATGACTTACACACAAGGTGACGTTATCAAACAAAATGCCAAAAAAGTATTTATCAATCGAATGCATTACAACAAAGTAGATTATAAGAAAAATCTTCATTATTTACGAAATAATGATGACGTTTTAAAAACAACAACAAAAAAATATATCAAATCGAATAGTAAGATCTTTAAAGATTTTTGGGTTTTAATGTTAGCTAGCGTGAATTTGCAAAAGGACTTCGGCGATGAGGACGACCCTAAAATGTCTACTTCTAGCGGAACAGTTTATGATAATATCCCAAGTCCATTGAATATTTATATTGTGAGTTTAGATGACTTCCCAAAATTTATGCGATCCTTGTCTAACTATCCATGGATTGCGCAAAACATTAATAAAAATTTTGTATTGCCAAAAGATATTGTATCTGATCGGTATTTTAATAAAGTCAATACCAAAGGCGACAACCCGCCTACGGTTTACCAAATTACCGGCAAAGGAAAATCTTTTGACGTCACAATCGATAGCATGGAACTTGATTTTTATAAACTTTGCAACATCTTCGGTTTAGATCCAGATACTGAGGGGCATTTATTAAGAAACGAGTATACCACCACTGAATTATATTCCTATGATGGGCAAAGAATTCTAATAGATAACGGGTTAATCAATCGTGATACCTCCGTTAAAAATAAACTCCATGTCATGACTAACGCCGGTTATCATAACGAATTTGCTTTCTATTACACCAATTACATGCGCCAAACGAACGAAAGTCATGATACCGGCGTAAAAGACGGGGGGATGTTTTTAAATAATGCTATTGTTTGGAACACTTTTAATGAAATCCCTATGCTCATAGATAACTATCAACTAGGACTGGCACAAAACGCCCACCAAAGAGAACTAGCCGAGGACAAGCTATTATCTAGCCGGATTGAGGGGGTAAAAGATGAAGACGCCGACCCTAGAAGTCGCTTGATGGACGGTATTTCTCTACTATCTAATGCCAGCCCCGTGAACTTTATGGGAAAGATTACTGATGAATATGAGTTTTACAGAACACAAAAAGCACAATTTAAAGACTTAGCCATATCTTCACCAACCATTACCGCCCAATCAGACGCCAATTCATTTCAAATCGCGAATGATTTTTACGGGATAACAAAAAAACATGCGTTTTTAGACCCACAGGAAAAACAACGTGTCAAACGTTATTATAATGCCTTTGGTTTTCAAGTCGAAGACTTTGGACAACCTGAAATTGAAACCATGACCGTATGCAATTTTGTTCAGTTTTCAGGAAATTGGGTGCTACCGAATATTGACCCTAATCTAATGAGTATCTTAAAATCCCAACTTGAAAACGGGGTGCGATTCTGGCATAATGATGGGAGTAAAGACCCCTTGAAGCAAAACTTACTCACAAACAAATGGAGGTAAACCATGGCAACAATTAAAGAATTTGCAAAGAAAAAAATTAATAATGATTTTGATCTAAGTGTTGATGATGTTGCCAAGCGATGTTACGATACCGGAAGATTTCAAGCCTACGGGTTAAGTAACGCGCAAGTAAAAAAAGTACTCAATGCGGTAAAAGATAATGGGATTAGTCCCGCGTTTTTTGCCGCCTATGAAGCTAGTGAGGGATATAACCCATCTTGGGGGTGGCTAAACCACACCACACCCCAAGGGAATTATTTAGAAGACGCCAAAAGTGTCAGCCGTTGGTTAAAAAAACAATCAAACGACATGAGCGGAAAACCCGCATGGATTGACTACGCCAACTATAAAGATTTTGTACCAGCCAGTGTCAAACAAAAAGGCAACAAAGATTTTAAAAACATGCCAAAAGGAACTATTGGAAGAGCTTACATTCCCGGTACAGCAGCCGCCACATGGGAAGTTTACTATCCCAAAGGACTAAAAGCTTCCTATAACGGGGTACAAAATTACGGCGCGCCTTTAAATGACGCCATGAAAACAATTGAATATTGGGGTGGTAATATCGACAGCTCCGGGGGTGGTGATTCTGGTGGTAGTGATTCTGGAGGTGGTGATTCTGGGGGTAGTGATTCTGGAGGTGGTGATTCTGGGGGTGAAAGCACCACAATCACGGTCAAACCCGATCTATCTTCTGTCAATGATTTTTTTAAGAAATTCATTGATGATCTAATAAAAAAAATCAATAAAGAACTAAAAAAAGATATGAATCTAAAAGGGTTATCCAAAAATTTATATTCAAGTAAATATCTCATTATACAAAAACAATTAGATAACACCTACAAACCTAAACCCGGAAAAGCCTTTACGGATATGCTCAATAAAGCCAAAAAAGACGGTTCAAAAGAATTAAAAAATCTTGTCAGCAAGTTAGAAAAAGATAACACCACAATCACGGTCAAACCCGATCTATCTTCTGTCAATGATTTTTTTAAGAAATTCATTGATGATCTAATAAAAAAAATCAATAAAGAACTAAAAAAAGATATGAATCTAAAAGGGTTATCCAAAAATTTATATTCAAGTAAATATCTCATTATACAAAAACAATTAGATAACACCTACAAACCTAAACCCGGAAAAGCCTTTACGGATATGCTCAATAAAGCCAAAAAAGACGGTTCAAAAGAATTAAAAAATCTTGTCAGCAAGTTAGAAAAAGATAACACCTACACCAAAGAAACCGGAGGTAGTGATTCCGGAGGCGGTGATTCCGGTGGAGGTGATTCCGGTGGCGGTGATTCCGGTGGCGGTGATTCCGGTAAAGGTTGGTATTTCCCTTACAAAACTGACGTTTTAACGGTTACCAGTCCGCAAGGATATCGTTGGGGTCGTTATCACCACGGGGCTGATGTGGTCGCTGGTTCAGGCGGTGGAATTTATGCCATGCATTCTGGTACCGTGAAAATATCCGCCGAAAGTGTTCCCGGTTGGGAAGTAGCCGGTGCTATGATATGCATACAAAATGACAAAGACGACGGATACGGCGGGTTGTTCGTGCAATACGAGGAATTTGCACCCAATTCACGACTGGTTAACGTCGGGGATAAAGTCAAAGGCGGTCAAAGAATCGCTACATCAGGCATTAGCGGAAACAGTACAGGCGAACACTTGCATTTTTCCACCAATAAAAAAGGCAAATTAGTACCCGCCCGTCCCGGAAATTGGGAAACCGCATTAGACTGTATCAATTTACCCAATAAAGCAGGGAAATATAAACTGCCTTCAGGAATTAAAAAACCCGGATAAGGAGGTATACAAAAATTGAATTTTTTTGATAGATTAAACATCATTCTATCTTTTTTAGGTATATCCACCGGGTTTATATTTAAAAAGATATATCACTGGATTAAATTTCAAATAAAAATAAAAAAACAAAATGAAGAATTTTATAAAAAATTTGTGAAATCAACCAATAAAAAAAATGAAAAGCAAGATGAAGAAATCAAAAATATCCAAGATCATACACAACAAATAGAAAATGCCCAATATCATATTTTGGAAAGTCAAAGAGTGATTTTATACAATCAAATTCGTGCCAAATCTAAAAACTTGATCAATCATGGATATATTACTTTATCAGATCTAGACGCCTTAAATTTATTATACAAAAAATACAAAGAATTAGGAGGGAATGGCACAGCGGAAATACTTTATCAAAAAGCCATTTCCCTGCCTAAAAAAGGGGATAGTGAAAATGTTCAATGAAAAAACTTACAAAATATTAAAGTGGTGTATCTTAATTGTTATACCAGCTTTTGCTACACTAGTAGGTACAATAGGAAGTACACTCAATTTAGAAAATACTGATATCATAGTAACCATTATCATAGCTATTGATACATTCTTAGGTACTAGCCTAGGTATTGACAACAAACGCTTCTATAAAAAACAATTAGAAAAAGAAAAGGAAAAAGAAAAAGAAAAGGAGGAATCAAAATGACTTTACACGTTTCAGATCTTTCCAACCATCAAAAACCAAATATTCATTCTTATCCCTCAGACGGATATATTTTTAAAGCAACTGAAGGGACATCTTTTGTTGACAAGAATTGTGATATCTTTGTCCAACAAGCAATTAAAGCAGGAAAACCCTTTGGTGTATATCATTTCATGGACGGGAGCAATTGGAAATCCCAAGCCGATCATTTTATTCAATCGACCAAAAATTATCATAAAAAAGGGATTTTAGCCCTAGATTATGAAATGTATGGTATGCAAGGGGCTTCAGTAGCTGAAAAATGGTTAGATTATGTTAAACAAAAAACAGGCGTTGCACCCCTAATTTATATGAATGTTTCCGCAATGAACGGCGATAATTGGGGTTCAGTTGCCAAAAAATATGGTTTATGGATCGCCTACCCAAATGGCAAAGGAAACTACCCAAATATTGCTTATTGGGATACTGCCACATTACATCAATATACCTTTGAACCACACGATCAAAACGAATTCTTTGGTGATCGTGAAACATGGGATAAATTGGCAGGTGGAAAGCCTAGCAAACAATCCACCAAAAAGAAAACTTCTAAACCAAAACAAATTAAAGAAGATGGCATGGCTGGAACAGAATGGGCTACACGCTTGCAAGAAATCTACGATTGTAGAATTGTTGACGGCGTGATTTCAGGGCAAATCAAAAATCCAAGTAACAAATATGTTTATTCCGCTGAATGGGGCAGAGGTGGTTCAAATGTAATTAAAAAAATTCAGAAAGAATTGAAAAAACAAGGCGTTTACAGTGGTAAAATTGACGGAAACATAGGGCCAAAATGTGTGGACGGTATGCAACGAATTGCAGGAACAACTAATGACGGCTTCATTAGTCCAGTAAGTAACATGATTAAATGGACACAAATTCAAATGAATAAAGATAAACGACCTTTTTAAATAAAGTATCCCTCATTTATTTGAGGGATATTTTTTAATGTACTTTGATATTGAATTTTTTAAGTAAATTTAAAGAAGTTTCATAATCTAGCATAACATCTTTTTTAGTTACAGTTTTAAAAAGATCTTCAGCTAAAAGCGTAACTTTTTTCTTAGTTAAAAAAATTACTTTCCCACTATTTAAATCACTAACAATCTTTAAGTCCAAATGATTTCAATCCTTTCTTATATAAATAGATAACCCCATAATAAAACAAATGCTAGTACTTGTAAAAATAATAATAAGCTAAACATATTATCTACCTCCTTTCATTTGATCTATAATTAGTATAACAAAATATTCAGGATAAGTCAAGGATTTTTGCAGTAAAAATTTGGAGGAGGGGGGTTTGTGAATCACGCACAAGATAGCACTCCA